AGGGGGGGAGAGCTCAAGGTACTGCGGCTCAAGCTGCTTTTACAGCACAGAATACAATACAGGGGCAACTAACAAGGTTAGGAACAGCATTTACAAATTTAACAACTGAAGGGTCTGAAATAGGAATAGTTATAAGAGAATCTCTTAAAATTGCTGCTGTTACTGTTGAAGCTTTAAAAAGTGCATTTGAAATTACTCTAGTTCCGATACGATTAATAGTAGGAGTTGTTAAGCAAATAGGCTCTGTAATTGGTCAAGCTTTAGGGATAGAATCAACTAATGTTTTGTTTAATTTAGAACAAGGGTGGATAGGAATTAAAGAAGCAATTACAGAAGCTACAGCAAGAGCAGAATTTATAGGAAAAGTTATAGGTGGAGTTATTGCTAACGCTGCTAAAGTGGTAGCTGGTTTTGTTAATGGTGTCAGGCAAACTGTAGGGGGTCTTGCTCAAAATATTGTTGATTTTTTTAGTCAAGCTTTTGAAAAAATAGTAAGTGTTATTCCAGAACCACTGCGAAAATTATTAGGTGGACTTAAATTACCAGAAATTGATTTAAATATTAAAGGTATTAAAGACGTTGGAAAAGACTTTTTGAAAGGTGCAAAAGAAAAGGCTGAAGAATTAAAAGATACTGTTATTGAATTTTCGGGAGTTGAAAAAACAATTACAGACGAAAACAATAAACAAATAGATGCTAAAAATAAAATAGTTGCAACTAATGGAAAGATAAAAACAGGTGTTAATCAGATAACTGAAGCCGAAAAAAAAGCAAAGGAAGAGGCTGAAAAACTTAAAGATACATTTAAGAAAATAGGAGCAGATATTGAACAAGGTATAGTTTCAAATTTAACAGATGCTGTTATGGGTACTAAATCTTTAGCGGATGCAGCAATGAATGTATTAAATAAACTGAAAAGAAAACTTATTGAGGTTGCTATACAACAGGCGGTTTCTGGCATAGGAGGGAAGATTGGTGGTTTCTTGGGTGGATTGTTTACAGGAAAGAAAGAAAGAGGAGGAAGAGTTTCTGCTGGTGGTGCTTTTTTAGTTGGTGAAAGAGGGCCAGAAATTTTGCAGATGGGTTCAAAAGGTGGCAATATAATTCCAAACAGTCAATTGGGAACTGGTGGCGGTGGCACAACTAATGTGGTCACAGTCAATGTAGATGCTTCTGGTTCTTCTGTTTCTGGTAATACTGCTGATGCAAACCAACTTGGACAGGTTATTGGTCAGGCTGTACAGGCTCAACTAATCAAAGAAAAACGTGCTGGAGGCTTACTAACTAGATAAATGGCAACTTTTCCAAGTATCTCTCCGACTTACGGAATGAGAAAAACAAGCTCACCAAGAATAAGGACAACTTCTTTTGGTGATGGTTATGAGTTTAGGGCATTATTTGGATTGCCTTTGACACAAGATCCTAAAGTCTATGATTTAACTTTTAATGTATCTGAAACTGATGCTGACGTTATAGAAGGATTTTTAAGAAGTAGAGTAAACGATCAAGCAAGCTTTACATTTACCCCACCAGAAGAAGGAAGCTCTCAAACAGGGACATATTCTCAAAGTACTACTACATCTACAATCACAATCACAAATCATGGTTTAGCTATCGGTGATGTTGTGACTATTGACTACACCTCTGGATCTGCAACAGATGGTACTTTTGCAATAGCAACGGCAGTCGATCAAAATACTTTTACAGTCACAGCTTCTGACAGTGCCACAAATAGCGGTAATGTTACTGTGACTTTATCTGGTGCTGGTCAATATGTCTGTCAATCTTGGACTAAATCAATTCCTTACAATAACAGAGCAACTTTGAACTGCACTTTTAGAGAAGTATTTGAACCCTAATGGCAATTCCTACAGCAGAACTGCAATCATTATCGAATAAATCTATTATTGAACTTTATTCAATTACTTTAGTTTCTGCACTGCATGGGTCAACTGATGTTACTAGGTTTCATTCTGGTGTAGGTATGAACAGCAATGCAAATATCATTTGGCAGGGGAATACATATACAAAGTTTCCAGTGATAGCAGAGGGTTTTGAATATGTGGGTCGTGGTACTTTACCAAGACCAACCCTTACAGTTTCTAATGTTTTGGGAACTATTACAGCATTAATGGCAACAGCAAACGCTACGACACCCTTTAACGATCTACAAGGGGCAAAATTAATTCGTCATAGGACAATGGCTCAGTTTCTTGACGCTGCAAACTTTCCCTCTAGTAAAAATCCCTTTGGAACTCCATCAAGTTCCACTGAACTACCCCAAGAGATTTATTTTATTGATAAAAAAGTTGTAGAAAATAGGCAAGTTGTTCAGTTTGAGTGTGTCTCTGCACTTGATTTAGAAAATATTCGTGCACCAAAAAGACAAGTTACTAGAAAAGATTTTCCTTCTGTTGGTACTTTCACATGAGTTGGAAAGATAAAGCTGCTGAGTATGCTGTTGATTGCCTTCCTCAAGAGTCTTGTGGTTTATTAGCCATCATTAAGGGCAAAGAAACTTTCTGGCCTTGTAAGAACCTATCTGAAGCACCTGACGAATACTTCGTGATGTGTCCTGACTCATGGGCTGAATGTGAAGATCAAGGAGAGCTTATTGGTATTGTTCATTCTCATACTTATGGTTCTGCACTGCCTTCTGATGCTGACAAAGCATCTTGTGAACATTTGGGCTTACCTTTTTATATTTACAGTGTTGAGCATAAAGATTGGCATTGTTTCAAACCTAGTGGATATAAGTCTGGGCTTTTTGGTAGGACTTGGATCTGGGGAAAGCATGATTGTTGGAGTTTGATAACTGACTATTTTTTAGAAAAAAAACAAATTAATTTAAAATTTTGGCCTAGACCTAAAAGCTTAAAAGCATTTGCAAATAATCCTTATTTTGAAAAAGTATTAACAGGATCTGGATTTCAAGAAGTTAATAAGGATGATATAAAAGAACTTGATGTTTTATTAATGGAAGGGGCAGAAGAAAAACTTAATCATGTTGCTTTATACGTAGGAAATCAAACAATTTTTCATCACAACATAAAACAGTTGAGTTGTAGAGAGATATATGATTTAAGATATATACAAGCCACAAAAAAAGTTTTTAGATATGCAGCTTAGAAAGCTTACAGTTTATGGAAGGCTTAGACAATTTTTAGGTCAATCACATTTTGAAGTCGCTGTAAATAATCCGAGACAGGCTTTTGCTTTTTTAATTGCTAATTTTCCAGAAGTAGAAAACCATATGACAAATCAGTTGTATAAAGTGAAAATGGGTGATTTAGAAGTAACAGAGGATTTATTAGAAATCAAAGGTGATGGAGATATAAAAATAATTCCTATTGCTGTAGGTGCTAAAGGTCTTGTTGTTGGAGGTTTACTTGGAGGAATAGGATCGGGTGCTCTTTTAGGGGGTGTCACTGCTGGATTTTTCTCTACTGCTATTGGAGGAATTGTTGCTAGTGGACTTACTGCTATTGGTACATCAATGATTATAGATGGAGTTACAAGTATTATTTCCCCAACTCCACCAGTGCCAAATTTTAATGCTTCTGATTCATTGTCTGATAATGACCCAAATGTACAAGCTAACTTTGGTTTTAATTCAATTACTAATACGACTAGGGCTGGTGTTCCAGTGCCAATAATTTATGGCCAAGTGTTTACTGGATCTATTGTTATTAGTTCTGGTATTGATACAGTTCAAGTGGAGGGTACAGCAGCGTAATGGTAGCTCAAGCAACAGGTAGTGGATCAGCAGCCGATTTTGCAAGTCTTTTTGGCTTTACAAATCCTGATTTACCCTCAGATGCACTGGCCTCAAAGCAATTTCAAACGCTAATTGATCTCGTTGCGGAGGGCATTTTGTCTGGTTTTCCTTCTGCTACTGGTTCACAAGGTTCGACTGAATACAACACAAGTAGTCTCAAAGACGTATTTCTTAATGGGACTCAAGTATTACAACAATCGGCTGGCACAAGTCCAGACGAAACAGATTTTAATTTTAAAAATATTTCGTTTGAGCCTAGATTTGGAACATCAAATCAAACAGCTATTGCTGGAATTTCTGCTAGTGAATCAGAAACCGCAGTTAGTTCAACAGTCACCAAAGCTACACCAGTATCAAGATCAATCACAGACACAAATATAGATGCTGTAAGAGTAACAATTGCTTTTCCTCAACTGCAAAAATTTGAAGATAATGGAGACATAAACGGAGCAGAGGTAGGATTAACAATTCAAACAATAGAAAATGATGGTACAACGCAAACAGTTATAACAGACACAGTGAAAGGCAGAGCAGCAAGCACTTATTTTAGGGATTATAAAATCAATCTACCTTCTGGGACAAGTTTCCCTGTAACTATCAGGGTTAATAGAACAACTGATGACAGCACTGACTCTTTTTTAAATGACAGCTTTCAATGGTCATCTTTTACAGAAATCATTAATGAATCTAGGGCCTATGCGAACTCTGCTCATGTAGCCTTACGCTTTGATGCTGAAACCTTTCCATCTGTTCCTTCGAGGATGTACCGCATCAGGGGAACTCTTATCTCAATTCCGCACAACGGTACTGTCAGGGCTGATGGTTCGATTTCTTACTCAGGAACTTTTAACGGAACTTTTAAATCTGATAAAGAATATTCAAATGATCCAGCATGGGTTTTGTATGACTTATTAACCACCTCAAAAGGTTTTGGAGATCATATTGATTCAACGCAATTAGATGTTTATAGTTTTTATTCAGCTTCTGTTTATTGTTCAGAGCAAGTAGATGATATGACAGGAACTGGAAATACTGAGGCAAGGTTTTCAACAAACGTGGTTCTTAATACTCAGCGTGATGCATATTCCTTAATTAATGATCTTTCTTCTGTAATGAGGGTAATGCCATTTTACAGTGCGGGAGTAATAAATATATCTCAGGATCGACCCACAGATCCAAGCTATATCTACAATCTTAGCAATATAACAGCAGAGGGGTTTTCATATTCAAACGCTAGTAAATCAACAAAAGCAACTGTGGTTAACGTTGGATATTTTGACAATGAAACACAGCAGATAGATTATGAAACTGTAGAAGATACAGCATTACAAGCTAAATATGGTGTTGTTGTTCGTAACTTAAAAGGCTTTGCAACAACTTCCAGAGGTCAAGCTGCCAGACTTGGTAAGTGGTTTTTATACACACAGTCAAACGAGGCTGAGTTAATTTCTTTTAAAACATCTATAGAATCAGGAACGATAGTAAGAGTTGGAACAATAATCTCTGTTCAAGATCCCATGAGGGCAGGGGTTAGAAGAGGAGGAAGAATAAAAACTGGTGTATCAACAACACAGATAGTAGTAGATGACTCTAACAATACTGATCTAACAACTTCAGACTCAGCAACCTTATCTGTAATTTTGTCAGACGGCACTCTTGAGACAAAAACAATATCTACTATTTCTGGTACAACTATTACTGTTTCTTCTGCATTTTCTTCTGTTCCTCAAGCTAACTCAGTATGGGTTATTGAAAATACATCTTTATCACTTCAAACATTTAGAGTATTTTCTGTAAAAGAAGTTAACCAGCTTGAGTATGAAATACAAGCTGTTGTTCATAATCCATCAAAATATGCAAGTGTCGAAGATGGTTCGACATTACAGACCAGAACAATAACAACCCTTACCGACCTCAAGCCACCACCAAGCAACCTGTCAGCAACAGAGCAGATTGTTGCATTAAACAATCGTGCTGTATCAAAACTGTTTATACAATGGCAACCAGTACAAGGTGTCACAGAATATATGGTTCAATATAGATTAGATCAAGAAAACTTTATATCAGAAAGAGTAACAAGACCAGATTTTACAATTTTTGAGACAAAATTGGGAACTTATGAAATAAGAGTATTCAGTTATAACGCACTAGGAAAACCAAGTACATTACCCTCAACAACTACAGCGAATACAGTAGGCAAGACAGCAGTCCCAGCAGATGTCCAAAACTTAGTAATAGAGCCTGTAAATGAAAATTTTGTAAGGCTTAGATTTTCAAAATCCGCAGATGTTGATGTAATTCATGGCGGGAACGTAGTTGTTCGTCATAGTAATTTAACAGATGGAACTGGTACTTTTACAAACTCTGTTGACCTTATTCCAGCCCTATCTGGAAATATATCTGAAACTTTGATCCCAGCAGTTGAGGGGGAAGTAATTTTAAAATTCCGTGATGATGGAGGAAGGCTTAGTTCTGGAGAAACTTCTGTCATTGTATCTCCACCAGATACACAACCAAAATTAACAGCTTTCACAGACAGAGAGGATACTGACGCAACTCCGTTTGGAGGAACAAAAACAAATACATTTTTTAGTTCAACTCTGGGAGGTCTTACTTTAGATTCAACAACAACTATTGATGAAATTACAGCTTTAATTGATACTTTAGGCCAAATAGATTTTTTAGGTGATGTCGCAACATCTGGATCTTATGAGTTTGCTAGTCCTTTGGACTTGGGTTCAATAATGGATACAAAACTAACTAGACACTTTGTTACAGAGTCATTTTTAGCAAATTCTCTTATAGATCAAAGAACAGCTTTAATCGACACTTGGGACGATATTGACGCATTGACAGCATTTAGCACAAACGCTTCTTTATTAGTAGCAACTACAACACAAGACCCAGCCTTATCTACATCTGGAACTTATACAATCAATAATGGATCTGGTAGTGCTGGCACAATAATTACAATTACAAAATCCTCTCATGGTTACTCTGTAGGAAGTTTTGTTGTTGTTGATTTTACCTCTGGAACTGGTGTTGATGCTAATTATGAAATAATTTCAAAAACGTCTAATACTTTTACTTTGACTTCAGCAACATCTTTAAGTACAAGTGGGAACTGTAATTATGGAGCAGAGTTCAGTTCTTTTAATACTTTTGCTAATGGTACTCACAGAGGAAGAGGATTTAAATTTAAAGTAAATTTATCCTCAACAGATCCAGCACAAACAATTCTTCTTAAAGAACTTGGGTATATTGCAACTCTTAATAGAAGAGTAGAAACAGTAAATACTGTAATTGCCTCTGGAACATCAACAAAAGCTGTCTCATTCATAGATAAATTCTTTACAGGCTTTAGTGGTACAAGTGTCTCTGCTGGTGCGGCATTGCCAACAATAGGAATAGTTATAGAAAACGCACAGTCTGGTGATTTCTTTTCCTTGTCATCTATCAGTTCAACTGGATTTTCGATAGACATAAAAAATGGATCTAGTTTTGTTAATAGAAATTTCAAATATACTGCTGTAGGTTTTGGTCGAGGCTCTTAAATTATGATAACCTTAAGAAAAAGTAGTTAGAAAATGGCAACAGCAGACTATATTCTTGATAATGCCACAGGAGCGAATTTCCGTTCAGACCTTAATAATACCCTTGCTGCGATTGTAAGTAATAATTCATCTTCATCTGAACCTTCTACAAAATATGCTTATCAATGGTGGGCTGATACTAACGAAGGTGTCTTAAAAATAAGGAATAGTGCAAATGATGGGTGGGTTACTCTTTTACAATTAGATGGAACTTTAACTCTTGAAGATGGTTCAAATTCTGCACCAGCACTAGGGTTTCGTGATGATTTAAATACTGGTATTTTTTCAAGTGCGGCTGATACTTTAGACATTACTTGCGGTGGTACTACAAGGGGAAGTTTTAGCTCTTCTGGTCTTGCTGTTACAGGAAATGTTTCTGCTACAACCTTTGTCGGTGATATAGATGCAAATAATGGTGATTTTGACGGAACTCTTGAAGCTGATGCAATTACAGTTGCGGGAACAGCTTTAAATACTGTTATAGCAGGGGTAGCTTCTACAAATGTTACTGTTGCAGATGAATCTTCTGATCCAACTTGTTTTCCGTTATTTGTAACAGCAGCAACAGGGGATCTTCCACCAAAGTCAGGGTCTAATTTAGCTTTTAACTCTTCCAATGGAACATTAACCGCAACAGCATTTGCTGGTGATGGTTCTGCATTAACAGGGGTCGGGGGTACAACAATAAACAACAACGCAGATAACAGAGTTATTACTGGCTCTGGTACTGCTAATACTTTAGAAGGTGAATCAACACTTACTTTTGATGCGAGTTTATTAAATATTTCATCAACTACACAGGGTTTAGGACTTAGATTAACAAATACTGGAAATGAATATACAGAAGCAAGATTTGATGCCGCAAGAACAGGTGCGGGTAATGCTTTAGGAATAATTCAAGGAAGATGGAATAATGCAAATAACGTATGTTCAATTTATTTACAAACAGGTGATGATACATCAAATAAAGATGATGGAAAAATTTCTTTTTTAACTGCTGCATCAGGTGGAAGTGAAGCAGTAAGAATGGTCATAAAAAATGATGGTGATGTTTCTATTAATGATGGAAACATGATATTTGCTTCTGGTCATGGAATTGACTTTAGTGCTACTTCTGACGCTAGTTCAAGTGAGTCAACAACATCAATGTCGAATGAACTTTTTGACGACTATGAAGTTGGTTCTTGGCAGCCTACATGGTCAGCAGTTCATGGAACTATAACCCCTTTAAGCAGACATGGTGATTATGTAAAAATAGGTAGGACTGTTCATTGTATGTTTGCAATATCCGCTAATGGTTCAAGTCTTTCAAACGCTTCTGAACTAAAAATAACAGGTTTACCTTTTTCTGCTGAAATACCAAACGCTAATGGACCAAGAGGTGGTGGTGGTGTAGTTTTTGCTGGTGCTGGAATGAATACTGACATATCTCAGGTTATAGCTAGTGGTACAACATTACGAATTAAGTTAACAGACAGTTCTTTTTTACAAACAAATAGTAGTGGTGTAAGTTTCAGTTACAACGCTTCTCAAATAAGCGGTATGTTCTCATTCTTAACAGCATCATAGACCGAGCTACGTCTATAAACTAAGCCTAAACCTGTTTTAATCGGAGATTAATCCTAATGGCATTAAGCGAAACAATTGAATACGACAAGATAGAAGTCGTGGGAACTTATGCAGAAGTTCAGGTAAGAAAAGCACACGTTATTAAAAAAGATGATAAAGATATAGCGAGATCTTTTGAAAGATATGTACTGCAAGCTGGAACGTTAGATGATTCAGATAATTTTGTTGATAATCCTTTAGATAAAGAGATAGATGGTGTAACTACAATACCAGATAAAGTAAAAGCTATTTGCAACGCTGTTTGGACTACAGATATAAAAACTGCTTATAAAGATTTTTTAATTGCTAACAAATCATCTTAAAATTATGTCCAAAAATCAAAAACGAATTGACCAATTAAAATGTGAAATGCAAGTTGCAATTGATGAATTTAACAAAATTCAAGAAAAAATAAAAGAGCTTGTTGTTGCTCGTGATGCTTTTAAAATAAAAGCTTTTTCTTGTGATGAAAGAATCAAAGAACTGCAAGGAATTGAAGAGGTTGAAACTACAAAAACAGAAGTAGTTACTTAATCTTTTCCATTTGTCTAGTCATCATCCCACCTATAAGGTATAAAGGCCCAAGTGTGGGAATAATTAGCAAACAAGATATAATAAGGGTGTGAGAAATCGCTTTCAGTATTGCCTGTTGAATCATGTTTCAAAAAATAGCTAACATTTTAAGTATAGCCTCATTCATTCTCATAACCAGCACTTTAGGTGCAAGTTACATGGGTTACAAATACCTTAGTTCTGAAAATTTTAAGGCCAAGATTATGAATGAAATTCTTGGAAATGTACAGGGACTAATGCCAAAAATATTAGATAAAGGTTTACCAGAAATGACAGGGCCAACAATACCAGAATTTAAACAGCCAAAGATATAAATGGAAATACCTGAGATAGGTATTAGAGAAGTAAATATTCCAGAGGTTTATATTCCTGAGATATATAACCCTAATCCTGTTCTACCGATAACAACAAACTTAGAAATAGATGTAGCTGGTTGTACTTATCAGCATAGAGATATAAAAAATACTGGTAATACACAGCTTTTACTTGATGACCCTAATGGTGTATTCAGTACTTGTGATTCTTTATTCCCATATTTTTACCCTATGGATTACACGCCAGACCAATTAATAATTTCAGAAGAAATGCCGATAAGTAGCGAACAGCCAGCAATGCCAGAAAGTAAAACACCAGAAACAGAGCAACCAAAAAAAGGAGATGAAGAAATCAAGTTTATAGAATGTCCGTCCGCAAAAGATCAAAGAATTGGTTCATTTGCTAACGAAAAAAAATTAGAACGTGTTATTGGTCATAAAAGAAGCGAAGATGGGACTAGGTGTATAACTATCTATGAAAACGTCCCGTTTAAAGATCAGTACATTCCAGAAGTTTCTACTATTGTATCTACTGCTGTTATTGGCTTGGTCGCTGCCAGTAGTCCATTACTTCTTAACGCAGTCAAACCTTTAGTAAAACAGGTCGTAAAAAAGCTCACAAAGAAGAAAGATAAAGTAGAATAATCATGGTTACTATTTGAAGTGGAAACCATTAGTAGATAAGTTTTATACCCGTAGGCTTATCTACTTCAATCTATGAGTATGAGGTAATACTTGATTTGGTTTTACAATTAGCTTTACATCTTCACAAGTAACAGCGTGTTTACCTACAAGGACTGCTCCACTCTGAGCCATTTTTGAGCATACTTCTAATCTATAAAGTGCCATTTCTAATTTAGTTTTTTTAATTAATAACTCTTGAGCTTCAATATTTACCCTTGCAGCTTTTTGGCATAACTCACCACCTTTTCCCAAAGGAATATTAAATTGCATAGAAATTCCATAATTTAAGTTGTAATTATCTTTTTCAAATCTAGGTGTTTTTGTGGTGTACTTAACTGCCCCTGTGTCCTCGTCATATATATCTTGATAGGTAAACTGCTCAGTAGGTCGGTTAAACGACCACGCATCTGTTAAATATGGAG